AGGGCTACCTCTTTTGAGATAACCGCTGGCAATTCACTTTCTTTTATTTTTAGTTCCTCAATCCTGCCTCGGATGACAAGCATCCTAGACTCGATATCAGAATTAGAACTAGCCAACTCTATATTTTTATCACGGAGCCCTTTTTGTTCCTCCCGTAAAATTATATTTTCTGCCAGGAGCTCGTCTCTTTGCTCCCCCCAGGTTTTGATATTAGCTTTTTGTTCTGCGGTGAATTCGTCCATATTTTTAAATTTAGATTAATATCTAAAGCTATAACTGCAAGAACCATTAAAAGTTCCCCCAGTCACTTCTAATATAAAGTCTTCTCCAGGTGGACACTCAAACCTAGGAACATTATCATTTCCTGGTTGGTCTTGCTCTGTAAGACCTTGACCTGCATCAAGAGTAAATGAAGCGAGTTCAGTAGTCCCACTTCTTACAATAAGATTTCCGGCAGCCGCTAAGTCGCCAATAATCTCGTGAACATAAATCCATCTGCTAGTATCACCCGCAACGATGATGTTAGCTCCTACAGCCGCAGCTAATGGGATAGACTTTTTCTTCGTGTGCGCATCTTGTAACATATGTTTTTTTATGAGTTATTTATAAATAAGCTAATCTCGCTATCTGAACCCCCGGTGCACCGGGAGCTCAAGAGATAGATTAGCCTAAACAGTTACACCATCACCATCAGACCACATCCAACCACGAAGGTCAGAGGCACCCATAACAGCAAGGGAGTTAAAGTTAAGTACCAAATCCTGGTTACCTAGCAAGTCAACTACTGCTGGTTCAGCCCGGGTTGGTAAAGCTTCGATATAGAGAAATCCGTAATCTTCGTTCATCATTTTAGAATCAAACATTCCCCACATCAATCCGTCCATAGCTAAATTCTGATACGGAGAAAGTTCTACAACTTTGAAAGTATCAGTAGCTGGAGTGTTATTGAATAGGTTAGTTTGCTGTGGAGCCAAACCTTTGTCAATTGTGCCCTTAATAGTTTTAGCAAATTGAGCAGTGGTTGAACCTCTCCGGCAAACCAGAGTATCTAATTCAGAAATGAGTGGATGACCACGACCATCTTTCTTAACTGAGTGCAGTCTGCGAGCAGCTAATAGAGATGAGTAAGTAAATTGTGGTGAACTTGTAGCACCGTCAACGATAACATTTGACCAAGCAGTTCCGCCGTCTTCACGGGGATGAGCTTGTGACCAATATTCAACAGCGTCAGCTCCTACAGTCGCAACCGTAGTAGTAGCACCGACTGAATTGATTGGGGTCCAGGTGAATGAAGTCGTAAAGCCTTGTGATAGAAGTGATTGAGCCAGATAATTCTTTGCGTGCTCGATAGCATTTTTTCCTTCCAAGACTTTCGCCTTCACAGTACCCTTAATCTTGGCAGCTGCTGATTCGAAAAGGAAGAAGTTTGTCTGGAAAGTCAAACGAACTTTCTTAGTAAAGTGCATTTGAACATAGTTCTTTGAATAACCTTGAATTGGGGCATCAGAAGCTCCGATGCCACCGTCTGTGATTATTTGAGCCATACCAAGTCCGGTAACGCCAACGTCAGTGTATGTTCGTTCGCCGTTAGTTACCTTAAACATAAAGTCCAGGTATTCACTACGAACCGTAGGCGAACACTTTGGAGCAATGTGCTTTAGGACATTGTTAACTATAGTCGCATAATCATTTATTGTTCCTGTCATATTTTTGTATATTATTTTATCTTAATTATGTTGACTATAAAGTCACAAACTTACCAATGATGAGTTTGTCACTAGCTTCTCCGTAGGGCTCGACTTGAACTACGATACCAGTAGCACTGGTAGTATGAGTGTTATTAACTGTGGTTGAATTTGCACCAAGAACCATAGCCTGATTGTTGTCAGTAGCAACGGTGTTATTGGTGGTTGTGAAGATAAATGTATCTTCATCTGTAGGCACTATATATTCAACACGAACCAATGCGTCAGCGACTGAAATTGTTTGGTTACAAACACCTAACAAGTCAGCAACTACGGTTCCACTGTCAGCAGCAACCGCAAGACCAGCTGTCATCGCTAGGACTTCTCCTAGAGTAGTGACAGTTCCTGTTGCTTTGTCAGCGACACGCAATTGACGTGTATTTTTTACAGTAGCCTGTTTTACTGTAGCCATATGAGTTTTCTTTTAAAGGATTATTTAATCCGATAGAAGCTCAAGCGCTTTTTCTTCTGACATTCCAGTTGCGATAAGTTCATCTAGGGACTTACGCACTTCTGGGGAGTGTTCAGTCGTTGCAATTGTTCCGCCCGGGAACTGCATTGCATTGACCTTCTCTTGAACATTTGCTCCTTTTAAGACTCGTTCTTGGATAGTCTCTGAGGGCTTAAACATATTTTCACGAGCGAGTTCTAGGACCGTCATTAATTCCTTCCCACCTTTGTTTTGCCAATTGTAGTTGGAATCAACGAAGTCGAAGAATACCTCACGGGTGTCAGCATCTTTAAGTTCAGAGTGCCTATCAACAAATTTATCTAAAGTATTTTTAACATCTCCGGCTAGGCGTTCTTGTTGGACCATCTCTACGATGTCCTCTTTAGTCGCCCCGCCTAATGCTTTCAAACGCTCTTTGTCAGCTTCCAAAGCTATCTCGTCTTCAGTCAGGGGTATTTTTGGTTTTTCTTCTTCACTCTTTTGATTAAGTGGATTTACGAATCTATCAGTCCCGTTAATAGTCTTCATTTGACTTTTAGCAGTCTTGATTTCATCGGACAAAGTTTCCCGTTGTTCGTCAGTCTTGGCAAGTTTCTTCCTCTTAACTAAGTCCAAAAGCTCAATACGCTTTTCGAAAGACTCATCAGATTCGAATTTACCTTTGTTCGGAACACGAAATTCGTATTCCACCGGTCCAGTTTCGCCTGGTCCAGTCTCTCCTGGTCCAGTCTCTCCTGGTCCAGTTGCGCCTGGTTCTACTTTGTCTATTGGAGGGGTGCTGGGGTCCTCCGGGGCTTCTACTGGAGGTATAAGCTCATTTCCAGCTTTGACAGATTCTATTGACTCATTAATGCTTTTATCAAGCTCTGCTTCATCCTTGACCGCTTGAGCCTCTGCAACTACCTTAGCCGCAGCAGCATCTGCCTCTATTTGCTCATTATTTGGATTATCCATATACTTATCCGCTCGTATCGTGAACGGGGACGATGGTTAATTTAATTATATAACTTTTTGACGTTTTTAGCAAACTACCTATCTGTATATTTAACAAATCCGACCACCCTATCCAGCTTCTTCCTTAATGTATCCAGATTCACTGAACCTTCATCTAAAAATGATATTGCGTGCTTCTGGAAATCTCCGTCTATTGAGTCTTCCGAATCGCCAACTGCACTAGAATACTTAATCGGGACAATAACTAAGTACACTTCTTTATCCGCCTGCTTATAAAACAGAATATTGTCCTCAGGCTTAAAGACTTTATTAAATACAGTGAGTAATTCTTCCCTATCAACCGGGTTGCCGCAGGTTCCTTCGAACCCCGCCGGCACTACACCATTAAAAAAATAGTCAGATACGGGAACTTTCTCACCGGTAGTGTTCCGAAGAATTACTTCTGGTCTTTTCGGCTCTTCTTTTGTCTTTTCTACAACAGACGCCTTTACTTCCCTGAGTGCCCCGAGTCTTTCTAGTTCGGAACTAATTTTTGGCTCTGGTGTGGGCTCTGGTGTGGGCTCTGGTGTAGGCTCTGGTGTAGGCTCTGGTGTGGGCTCTTCTATCGGAGTGGTTGCTACCCCTCCCGAATTTTTTGCAGCTTCTTCTGCCTTCTTGGCAGCGATTTGTTCTTGTAATGTTTTTACCATATAATTGTCCGCCCTATATCGTTGGACGGTGACGATGGTTATGAATTAATTATTTTTTTAATTTTAAATTCTTAAATGATTTATAAAACTTTTTCAAGAAATTTTCCTGCTCCGGCTTTATCTTAGCCCTGACATCAGCTATATATTCTTTCGTCAGCGTAAATGCCGGGACATCCATATTGATTTTAGCGATACCCCAGGCTTGTTCAATCAATGCGAATTCAACCGGGTAGGGATGGATATAATTCATTCGTATTTTCTCTCCGACTTTCATATCTTTATCCAAAACACATTCGAGCTGCCGCCCGACCTCTACAACATTAATCTTATCCGAATTAACGAAGGTAGCTTCAAGTGTTTCCGCATTGACTCCGCCTATCAGCATAGAGGATAATTCCTCAGCGCTTATCTCGAACTCATCCCCAGACTTGGAAATAAATTTAAGCAACTTCTCCTCAATCGCCTTCTTCGAATAGCCAATTTGCACTGTGTATTTATCTCGTTTTATTTCTTTAGGAGTCATATTTATTCTTTAACCTCGTGTAGAGACCCCTTTCTTATTGCTTCCAGGTGGTCAACCATAGCCCGGAGCATAGTCCCCTGGGTCTCAAGAGTAATTGCATTGACTATTGTTTTCCACTCCGTATCACTAACAATTTCAGAGCTAACCATACAGTCTTTCATCAACTCAATAATAATAGGAGCGTGCTCGCTAGTTGCTAAAGCAATTTTCTTTTGTTTTAAACTTTGCTCTGATTCTTCTGGCATAATTTTATATTATTATTGAGCAGCTACCCTGCCTAAACTGGCATCTACAGCGCCGCCCATAGGAGTTTGAGGTCTTGGGACCTCATTAGGATTTTGAGCTTGCAATGGGTCAAGACCGTCTCCAGCCATTTGCTGACCCATCGGGCTAGGAGCTCTTCCTCCACCTCCATCACCGCTAGCCCTTGCTTGCATAGCAGTCGCCTGAGCCTCTCTTTGCATTTGCTCTTGCTCCATTTGCTTCTGAGACTCTGAAGGCTCTTTAGCCATAATTGAATCGTAATCAACCTTTGACACATAATCGAATATATCTCCATTCTGGATTTCAAGTAATTTCTCCAAAGCCATTAGCTGTGCGGCAGCTCCTTCCGGGTCTTTGTTTCTCATCGAAAAAATCAAAGTTATTTGATTTGTAATCACCGGGAATAAAGCCATATAAGTTTGCTTCTGAATTTCTAACGATGGGAGTAGCATCGAATCAGGGTCGATAATGAAATCAATATAGTCAGACATATGCCCGGCGTTTTTCATCTCATCGAATAATCCCTTAGCAGAAATCTGACGGGTTGGAACATCGTCCATCACTTCACCCTTTTCATCAAAGTCAAAATTAAGTCGCAAGTTCTTAGAAGCAGCCGCCACCACGCTTGTCGGGATTCCGAAGTCGTCTAAAACCTCCTGGGACTCTATATAGTAGTCCGGGTTCTGTTTAGTAAACTCTGCGAGCTGGTCGTCCGAGTCCATCATAAAGATTTTATCAACCGGATAGATTTGTCTCATCCAGGTATTCGCAATATGAGCATCAGTCTCGAGCCCCATCACCATTGAATTTTTTGGAGGAGTTAACCTGTTGTAAGCAGCCTCTTTCATAATAACTGTAGAGCCAAGCGTATTCTCTGTCCCTGCGCCAGCTACGATATTATTTATTCCGGTGTTCTCCTCAATGTCTTGCTTTTGCTTATCAGCAAATGCCACGCCGGCTTCAACATTACCACCAGTTTTCACTACATCGATATTTGCTCCGGGATGCTTAGGATTAATGATGTTTGGTCCCCTCTTATATGTAGCGGAGCCATTCTGGACCTGAGCACCAAAAAGTAACGGAAATATTTCCGCCTCTATTTGCTGCGCATTGAGTGAGTTAATATATGTATAGATAGCAGTGTTACCCCTCATCATTTCGTATAGACCGACTCCGTATGGGTCGTTCATATTTTTCTGGAAACAACGAGCGACAACTACTGAACCGTGAGAGCCATCGTTCGGGAGCTCTCCATCAAAGATAACCATCTTCCCGCATACGACTGTATATCTGTTTGATAGAATGTTTTCGTAGTACCCGATTGTTACACTAGTATGATTCTTTTCAGAGTTTTCGTCTTTGGACTCTTCACTGACTGAGATGTATTGCAATTTCTTTTTATTTTTTCTTGCCTCCGGATACATTCTGAAAAATTCTTCCTTCTGCATATCCTTCTCATAATAGACTTCGGACTGAGACCAGACATCGCCGTTGTTAAAACCAACCCCCAACCAGGTGCGAGTGCAATCCAGTGGCTCCCGGTAAACATCGTCAAAAAGAATTTTATCAACGCCATTTCTTTTTGTTTGGACTCTCCGAGGATAAACTCTCCAAGCCGCCCAGCCGTAAGTAAATAAATTTTGATAAGTGAGCATCAATGTATTCCCGCCATTTCCACCGGTCATAGACCAGTTCCTCTTCCATAGCTCGTACATTGCTTTTGCGTAAACCTTATTATCAGCGATAACTTTAGCGTCCGGGAGCTTCCCTGCGAGCACGCTAGTAGCTATCATAATTTTTGAAAAAGCGATTGGCTCCTGAGAGACCGGAACGCCGGAACGATTTTGGTCCCTGTCTGTTAATTTTTGTGGATACACATTAATATCGTACGAACCATTCGCCATCTTATTATAAAAGACCATCGAACCCCATCCGGACTTCTCGTATAGCTTCTGACCATAACTCACATTAGTGTTCATTATATTCTGATTCACCTCGGCGGCAATAGCATCGAACCGTTCACGATACTGACTCTTTTTCATTTCTTTCTTTTTATCATCGATGAACTCGACAATATCTTTATCAGTTTTGCGTTTCACTTTTTTTGCTTCATCCATATGTTTTAAAAATTATATTAGCTAAATAAAAACTGGCGTACTTTCTCCAACATAGGAGCCAATAACATTAAATTCCATATAATCGATAGCCTCAACCCGGGTCATTTTGTCTCGCCTCATTAATATCCGGACACATTCCCCATATCTATAGACTGCGACTTCACGATTAAATTGCCTCCCAATCCCAACAAGGGCTAATTTGAAGCCTTCTGCGAAAATAACATCGCTCATTTTCTTCTTTTTATCCTTCATATCTAAATTATACCTTTTTTTAAGAAATGAAACAACAACTTAGTCAAATGGAGCACCATTATTCCACCTTTATGTCAAACGGAGCACCATTATTCCACTTTTCTGTCAAACTAATGAGACATTTTCTCAGTTCCTTCCTGCTGTTCTGAAAACATCGCCTTCATATGACTAAAACCCTCGCCCGGGGTGGTATCAGCCACATAAACCCCCTGTTCCTGGAGGATAGCGTAGCCAATAGACGCTGACATAACCACATCATCGAACTTTTTAGCCATAGCCTCCGGCTTCCCTTTCTCATTTCTAACGAATGTTAGCATTTCTCCCAGTAGAGCAGCGGGAAAACCGCTGTCCTTGCGGAAAAACACAGCCTTGAGAGCCGCCAGGCTGAATGGACGGGTAGCAGCAGTCGTCTTCCACCCGAAAAATTTAGTGATTTTCTGGGTAATATCATCGAAAACCTTCCGGTAGTACAAATTTATATACCCCATTTTTTCCAAAGCATCGTTCACCCAGAGCCCATCCTTATTAACTTCGACTCCTAAGAGCGCCCAATTATAAAATTTCCCAAGCTTATACGCCTCAGTAGCTAGTTCGTCAGGAGCAACGTGGGAGCGGTAAATAGCGTCACATTCCTCCGTCTTATGATTAATAACATATAAAACCTGCCAATCCCCGTGAGCGAGCCCCTCAGCGGTATCCCCTCCTATAACATACCTGGTGCCAACTTCGGGTTTTTTGAATATCTCCAGCGACCCGGTAGAGACCTCGTTGAAAATAACCTCACCCTTTTCGTTGGTCCCCATCTCTCCGTTCGTTCCCTTCTTAACAGTTAAGAGAAGCTTGGACACCTTGGCAGTTGAAAAATAGGTCTGCCCGGTAGATAGAAAAGCCTCCTCGTGAGTGGTGGGGTATTCCTGCATCAGCGATTTGATAGCGTCCGGGGAGTTCTTACCCCCGAACTGAAGCCACTTCATATAGTAATAAGTAATTTCTTTGTCCGATAAAGAGTGCTCCTTCTGATACTCAGCCCAGTCAATCTCGCAGACCTCCATATCCTCAACC